CTTTTTCAGATACATCATCTACCATAATATCTTTCTTAGTTTCATTTATCGATTTGATAAATTCAAACGGATTCATTCATCTCCTCCAGATATTTTAAAGCATCTTCTTTGATATGGAATATTCTTGTAGCTGTAATAACTTTATTTTCTATCAAACATACGTGATACTCTTCCCTATCTCCAAAGTGCTTTTGAATTAATTCATATTTCATTTAAACTGCACTCCTGCCATAATCTCAGTCAAACACGCTACCATATTGAGTTCGTGGTCAGCCACAAAGCTGTCCTTGTACTGATAATCAGCAAGTATCAATATAAGTTGTGGTATAGACTGAGGGTCGATATACTCAGTTGAACTATCATATATTTTACGAAACATAGCAGCAGGTTCAATATCAATATTATCTGCCACCCATTGTCTCATCTTACGAAAGTCTTTTACCTTAAGATGGTTCATAAGGTGACCAACCGAGACATCATTTACGTTAATAAGTATACCAGAGTCAATTTTACCTGATACACCATATCGTTGTAATTCATTTATTGTTCTACGAAAATCCGGAAAGTATTTCATAATCAGTTCAGCGAGAACTGGTTCCTCATAACTTACACCTTCATTGGTAAGTATATAACCAAGCCTTTCCATCATTTTTGCAGCCATGACTTGTTTTTGACCTTTTGGAATAGCAAACTCTACTACACTACACCTTGAATGTAATGGTTCAATAATTCTATTTTTAAAATTACATGTGAGTATAAATCTACAGTTTGCAGAGAACTCTTCAATAAACCCACGTAAAGCGGGTTGGGTGGATTGGGGATTTAGATAATCAGCCTCATCTAAAATAACCACCTTGTATCCACCCTCTAAACTAACTGAGCTTGCAAATTGCTTAATCTTATTCCTGAGGGTATCAATTCCAGACTCTTCCGAGCCATTGATTATTATATAATCTAAATTTAACATTTTACAAAGGGCTTTTGCAACCGTCGTTTTACCGGTGCCTGCAGTGCCCGTTAAGAGCATGTTTTGTAGTTCCCTTTGTTTTACTATTAGCTCAAAATCTTTTTTAAGCTGTGAGGGCAAGATGATATCCTGCAGCGTTGACGGTCTATATTTTTCAACCCATAGGTGTTCTTGCATTATAGTACCTCCCAACCTTCTACTGTTTCTAATCTAAAAGCTCTCCATGCATTCTTATCTAATGACCATACTGGAAAGTGTTCCATTCCATCTGGAGTAAAATTAATATCGGTTGTGACACCATTTGCTTTTAGCACAGTAGGATTTAAAGTACAGGGCATAACTCTTATTTCACCTGTATCTATTTTTCTAAACGTGACTTGTACTGTTCCTTTTTGTAAAGCCGTTAACAGCTTGGCTTGTTCATTGTTATCCATAATATATCCTTAAAAAAATTGAGGGGAGTTTCACCCCTCATCATTATTCAGCTGCTTCTTCAGCAGGTGCTTCGTCAACTACAGGGACTGCTCCCTCTGGCGCTTCACCATCTTTTGGTGCGACTGAGTTCACGAATGCTACCACTCTATTTCTCAATCCGCCAACGGCTTCAAGCTCAGGGCCTTCAAAACCGCCACGCCTAGAACAGATATCAATTACCTGTACCATAGTTGCCAAATCCTGTAAAGAAAGTTGAGGTTGTTGACCACCTTCCGGTGCATCTACAACTGCTTCTTCAGCTACTTTCACTTCTTCTGACATAACGTCCTCCTAGGTTTGACTATTATATTTATACATGAAATACTGAATTTTTCTCCAAAGCAATAAAATATTCTATAGGATAATTACTATTTACCCAGTTTGAAATAAGCTTAGATGATATACTTACAAAGTAATCACCAGGCAGTAATTTCAAGTTTGGAATACTTATTACAAATTCGAATTCATTCTTACATGAATTTTCTTTATCCACATCAACACTAAAGTTATTTGATGTGGCATCCCTACTATCGGAAACGGAAGCTGTTATAACTCCACCACTTCCAGATAGTGTTAACTCAGTATGACCTAGAACTGCAGCTGCTTTTCGTATTTGATTCATTACATCTTCTGTAATGTTAATACCAACTTCAGCGTTTGGCATACTGATATCCTTTTGAGGTGTTGTCAATATATCTTTTTCAGCATAGAAGTAATTTATCTTTTGCTGATGAGATACTTGATTTCCACCGACTGTATTGCTGATTAAAACTGACTTATCTTCAAAATTAAGTTGAGGGTTTTCAATAAGACCATATACTGACAAAAACTCGTTTAAATCATAGATTCCGAATTCAAGTGGAAAGTCTTCAACAATTTCAGATTTAGCCATAATTGTTTTAGCTTCCGATATGGTACTTAACCTTTGACCCGGTTTGAGTACCAAGTTAGGATTAATCGTAGCAAAGTTTTTCAACACATTAAGTGTATCTTCAGATAGTATCATATTTCCTCCATAATGTACTATTATATCACATTTCAGTGCATTTGTACACTGTTAAATGAACCTCCCATGAGTTGACAATGATTTAGACAATTCTAAAAATTGTTCAATCTTCTTTGGGTCTTTATCCATACCAATATATTCCATGTGGTCAATATGGTATATTCTTCCAAGTGTACCATTCATTTCGAGTTCTTCTATCCATCGATCTGCATAGTACCTGTAGAATTTTATCTTTTGTGCTGCTGACTCAGGAACTCTTACGTAATAGTTTATGTCAACATTATCAATTTTAGTGTATTGTGTTTCGTTAACAAAAAGTCCTTGATGCTTATTGTTTAATCTGGCAGTTTTAACTTCATATGTTTCCATTCCAACTGTGCCATCTTTTTCTGAGTCATACCAATCATCAGTTTTAGTTGCATTTTGAACGTTATCTCTGATGATATTCTCGCCTAGCATTCCTAGGGTCACTGTCTTAGTTTGTCTTGTCATGTTCGTGTAAACCAATAATAGAATAATGGAGGACTTTCATTAGGTCACGACGTGCATCTTCTGGTGTCCCCTTTTTACCATAGCGCTGTGCGTACTTTAAAATGTTTCCAATAGCAAAACCTATACCATGGCCACAATCCGATATGAACTCAGTTGATTGAAACTGGTTTTTTGAATAGTGTCCATCGTAGGTATTGTCTATATACGCCTGGAGCTCTTTGATAAGAGCTCCTTCGCTGAATTTATAATTAATAGTCTTCTTCTTGAACATCATTTACCTCTTCGGTTTCTGGAGCACCCATGATTGCAGGGTCCTCGGCTACGACTTTGGTGTATAAATCCAAGAATGCAGCTTTTGTATCTTCATCAAATCTTGAGATACAAAGGTCAATTGCTTTATCAACCTTTCCAAAGATTGCATATGTTTGGATGATGTGGCAAAGTCTTCTTGTTGAGATTACTTCGTCAATACCGTCATCGTAAAAAGTTCTTCTAATTACATCAGCCCATGTGACTAAGTTTTGAGCTAACTCATCGGCTGTAAAATCTGCTAAATCTACAGTAGCATTACTTGGAATGTATTTTTCCATGTGCTTAAGAAGTATTTTCTTCTCAATGTTGATTGAAGGAAACTTTTGGTCAACTGAAACTGTAAACCTTTCAAGGAAAGCTTCATCAATTATGGAAGCTGCTGTAAATCTTCCATCATCTGAACCTTTACCTTTTGTGTTAGCTGTGGCTATAACATTAAATCCATCAGCAGGCTTAATAACTTCTCCAGTCTTTTTAACCAAAACTGGTTTACCTTCAAGTATTCCTTGTAAGCACATAATTTTATTTGTAGCTCTATCAATCTCATCAAGTAATAAGATTGCGCCATTTTCCATTGCCTTAAGAACTGGTCCTTTAGCAAAAACTGTTTCTCCATTGATAAGTCTAAACCCACCCAATAAGTCATCTTCATCAGTCTCAGGATTGATTTGAACTCTTATGAATTCTTTACCAAGCTTAGCACAAGCTTGTTCAACCATGAAAGTCTTACCGTTTCCGGATAGACCACTGATGTATGTGGGATAGAACATACCAGATTTTATAATCTTTACGATGTCATGGTAATTACCCCATGGAACGAAAGTGCTATCAGTTGTAGCAAAGGTTTTTTCCTCGTTAACAATTGATTGCATTTGAGCAGCTTCTCTAGGAATGGAAGCTACAACAGCGGGAGTTGCTTCTCTTTGTAGAGGAACAATTAATCCAGCTAAATCATAGGTTCCTATTTTGACCCTATTGTCAGCATCAAAGATTGGACCATAATCTTTTCCTTTATACCCGAAAGATTGGCCAACATCTACGATTTGTTGTTTACGAAACTCGGTTTGGTCTGGGTACCTTTTAACAAGTTCCTTTAGAATTACCTCGGTTGAGGGTTTTAGGTTTTTCACGTCATTCATAATATATTTCACTCCTTAATTTTTAAATATATACTGTATATTATACACCGTTTTTCTGCATTTGTAAACGGTTTTTTGAAAAAAGTTACGCAATTGGAACATTACGCAACTGCCCTTCCAAAATTGGTTAACAATACTTTGTTGTATTTTTTAGACTTACTGTGCTTTTTAAAGGCTGCTGTGATTTGGCCTTTAGTTGCATTATGGTCTACATTAAACTCTTCTTCTTGTGTTTCTAGATTTCTACCTGACTTAATAACATAGTACTCATTATAACCTTTCATACCTTTTGTAGTAAAGCACTTATTTTTTCTGTACTCTTTGTTAGCATCAGTATAAAACTCTCTGTACTCTTCAGTCCAAGTATCATCATCATTATTGACTTCAGTATAAACTCTAGCCATGATGTTTTTCCACTCATGAGAACCATTTGTAAT